AGCGGAACAACATTAGGATCATAAATAAAATTACGTATAAGCTCAGCAAAAACTCTAGGAGCTGGCTCTAAAGCAATAACTTTATATCCCAGATTCACTCCTGCAATAGTGGCATCTCCCCTATTAGCTCCAATATCAAATAACAGCATTAGTACCCTAACTTCTTAAGATTGTCATTCACGGCTACTTTGTATGTATAACTTAGATCGTCTCTAGCTGAGAGTTTTACAAGACGTTCAACACTCTCTTCTTTACGTCCAATCCACCAAGCACTTATAGCTGCTTGAAACTCTAAAGAATATTCTCCATGGTATTCGCCCAAAACTACAGGAAGTTTTACAAGTGGATTTTCTAAAGTTTTTAGTCCCAAAGTTGCGTAGGTATAGCATTCCTGCCATTTAGTATCTTTTTCATAGAACTTTGAAAGTAAGAAGTAAGCTTCCGGACGTTCAGGTAGATAAGCCATAGCCTGAAGAATAACGTTGCTTACAGTATTTTGCCTACCCTTTTGGCCTTCTATACAGATAGAAATTTTTAGTAGTGAAGTATATGTAATCAACGAATCAGTTTTATATCCGTATTCTGCTGCACGAAGATAGAATCCAACAGCAGAAGCTGTCTGACCTAGCTTTTCGTATTCAAGAGCAATCTCAAAATTCTTAGCTGGATTTAGAGCATCGCTAGATGCGTCCACGACGAGTCTTTCAATAATCTTATTAGAACTCATAGGTCAGTGCCTCCAAAATCAAATCTTCAACTACACGCTTTGGGGTTCTAAGAATAAACGCAGCATTGTCTTGAAATCCAAAACTAATAAGTAAGTCGTCACCGTACTTTGCAGCTCCAGCAACAAACTCTACCCTTGCATCTAAAAATGTAAATGGCTCGGGAGACAACCCAATCAAATTAAACTGATCATCCCAAACAACTAACCTATGTCTATAAATGCCATCTTTTTGATCTAGGTAGTTTTTAAAAAGATCAACCTCGTGAGTTATAGCAATATACACACTTCCCCACTTCAAAACCTGAGAACCACCACGCTGATCTTTAGGTGGAATCAATCCAGGGTTTAGTGAAACTTGTTCGCAGCGAGCTGGCTCGTCTGGCCATGTGCGAACAACTTCAGTTGGAGACGTCCACTTTACAAAGTGAAAAGGTCTGTCTAAAATTGGCATCCAATTCTTTTCACAATAAGAAGTGTTATCTCCAGGAGTTGGCACACGTAGCCTAGATATTTCTTTTATCTTTTTAGATTTCCAGTTGATAGAAAGCTCACTTAATTCCATGCGACCTTCACCGTGAGTAGTAGTGTCTCTTCGTACACCGATGTTGTAGTACTTGCCGTCCCACTCAACTAGGCGACAATCTTCTTCGCCAGTAAACTCCCACAAAGGAGTAACGTCATGTTTCGATGTGTCGACCACAGCATAGTCAGTCATAGATAAGTTTTCATCTAATCTACAAATGTAGTTAGTAGTTCTTAAAGCCTGATCCTGCTCTGGGTGCAGGTAAGATAGTGGACCCCAGCGGCTAATAAATTGTTGATCATTCTCGGAATGATAGAGGGTGTAGTTTACGTGACGTAGATTTACAAGAATCTCGTTCTTGGAGTTTACAAATACAGATGGATTCATCAATCCGGTACCTGAAGTTAGTCCGTCAGATATAACTAACGGGGATAGCTTGCCACCAAAGGCAACAGCTTTTTGAACTAGATTAGTCAATTTATATACGTCCATCTTGTCTTTTATATTTCTACAGTCGAATTCTAACTCATTATTCTTCAGTTGGTTCTGTAGATCTAGGTTCTTGCTCAGGGCGTCTCACAAACACAACGCCTTGATGTTTCATCTCACAGCACCTAGCTAGGAGCCTCACGACAAATATCTCTCTACATTCCTCACATTGATAAGAATTAGAGACCGTACTCATAAGTACTCTAAGTATAACTTACCTAAAATACCCTATAAATACGGGGATATAATATAAAATACAGATCGTTCTAATAGCAACTCAAAAGGTTATGTAGAATAGAGTCATATCTAAATTACACAATATAAGGAGTACAAAATGTCGGAAAATGACAACCAGGTTGAAGTTCTAGGTAACATCATAAACATTACTCGCGAGCAGCTAAATAGAGCAATGGCTCTAAATGCAGAGCTAGAAGCACTCTTGACTTTTGAACGTAAAGCAAAACAGGATCTAGAAAATAGAGTAGCTGAACTAGAAAAAGAGTCGTCTAGCTTATTTGCCAAAGATTCAAAAACTAAAGAGTAAGTAATGTTTGAGTTCGAAGTTAAAGATGGGGCAAGAACGCTTCAGTTTAACGGCAAGTTATTGGGAGAGTCAACGTCTTTTAAGCGTGGTTCTACTCGTTGGATAGAGTTCAAACTTTACATAACCGAGAGCGGATCATATGTTCTGTCTCGTACAGGAGTATCTCTCGTCTATCATGGAGCTGCTTGTCAGCTAGTTAGAAACTACAATCTGCACGAATTGCCATTCAATAAATTATCTGTAGGAAGTATCCCCTGCGACCGCTGTTATCCTACAGAAAATCTAGATTTAGTTTTTCCTGAAAAACATCGCCATTGGGCACAAGTGAGCGACAATCCAGCCGCTATACTTGAAGCACTGTATAAGTACGATGATCATGGATCAAAGTATTTGACAGGTGTAGCTCAGCGTCTTTTGGAGTCTTCTGGAAAACAAGATCCTGGTATACAATCTATATACAACTACGAGATAATCCCTTAGCAGTATGGAGGCTGACATGGAAGAACCAAACAACGAAAGTCAGTCCCCCATTACCTATGACGAAGACCTGTTTCCTTCCGCATTAGGCGTAGCTGCAATTCAAATCCATGAAATGTACTTAGCATTCCAAAGATCCGGATTTACTAAAGAAGAAGCTTTAGACTTAGTTGGGTTTATTGCAGGGGCGTCTGGTATCATGGAACCAAACCGATATGACCCGCTAGATGATGAACTTGGCGATAATCCAAAAAATAAAAAAGATCTCTTAGATGAAGAAGACGACGACGATTTTGGAGACTCACTCTTCTAGTTGACAGAAACTAAAAACACCCCCTAGAATTACAAAACGACAAAAGGAATAAATTGAGTTTAGAAAATGTAAAACTGCATCTAGTAAAAGATGTACAGACAGCACAAGAATTTTTAAGCTGGCTTAGCGAGCGTAGACCACATAACGCAATTGCAATCGATACCGAAACCGGCGAACTTCCAGGCCGCCCGCGTAAAGACGCTTTATCTCCTTGGCATGGAAAACTACGCCTAGTACAAGTCGGTGACGGTGAACAAGGTTGGTCCATTCCCTGGGAAGAATGGTCCGGTGTTTTCTATGAAGGCATGGAACGTTTTGACGGGCAGATTGTTTGCCACAACGTAGCATTCGAAGCTCGTTGGTTTGAGATTCAATCAAAGTGGTCAATTCCATGGCATCGCACACACGACACCATGATCATGGCACAAATCATCGATCCACTTGGATCAGGTGCCCTAAAGAAACTTACCCAGCAACACGTAGACAGAAGAGCTGCTGGATTGCAGGCTCACTTAGATCAGTCGCTGGCAGAGAATGGCTGGACTTGGGGGAGTGTTCCAACTAACTTTGAACCATATTGGGCGTACGGTGCTTTAGACACGGTTCTTACTATGCGTTTATTTGATCAATTTTGGGAGCACTGCGGACCTGGAAAACCTTATAGTCAAGCTTATGAACTTGAAATGGCTACTCGAAAGATTGTTACTCGCATGGAGATTAACGGTGCTCGTGTAGATCTTGAATATTCCCAACGTAAATTTGACGAGCTAAATAACTACGGGCAGTCTGTACGCGATTGGGCCAAAGATACTTATAACGGTTTGATGATTACAAGCAACGTTCAACTAGTTCGTCAATTTGAGACGATGGGATTTGACATCACAGAAACTACAGCTAGTGGTCAAAAGTCAGCGTCTAAAGAACAGCTGATGTTGATTGCTCGTGATGGAGACCCAGGGCAACGTGCCTTAGCAGAAGCAGTTCTACAACAACGCAAAGCTGATAAATTAGCTAATACTTACTTCAAGAACTTCCTTGAAGGAAATATTGACGGCATTATGCACCCATCTGTAAAAACTCTTGGTGCTCGTACTGGACGTATGTCTATTACTGACCCAGCACTGCAAACTCTTCCATCAGGAGATGCGACTGTCCGCCGTGCATTTATTCCAAAAGATGAAGATCACGTAATCATCTCTTCTGACTTAGATCAGGTAGAGTTCCGTCTAACTGCAAACTTCAGCGAAGACGCTCAACTGATTGAGCTATTCAACGAAGCCGATAGAGTTGGTGGCGATGTATTTACGTCAATCATGCAACAGGTGTATCAAGACACGTCTCTACAAAAGTCGGATCCTAGACGTAAGCTAATCAAGGGTGTTGTTTATGGAAAGCTCTATGGTGCTGGTGTATCCAAGATGGCTCTAACAGCAGGTGTGCCTGACCACCAAATGAAAGAAGTAGTTGACGCATTTGATCAGAACTACCCAGGTGTGAAGTTGATGCAATATCAAATTGAAGATCTAGGTATGCGTCGTCTAAAGAGCGAAGGCACCGGTTATGTTAAGAC